GGTACATCATCTAAGTCCTCATCTGTTATATCAGCTTTGTCATTATCAATAGTAGTTTCGGTACTGTCGCCAGCCTCTAGTAGTTTCCAGTTAGCGGGTAGCTTTAATGCGTCGCAAGCACTATCGTATGTGAAGCCTTGTTGTATCATGCCTTGTAGCGTTTCCCAGATAACCTTATTGGTGTCGGCAATAGACTTCTCTTCTTCGGCAATATGAGGTGTTGGCAGTCTGAAAGCTATGCCATAACCAAGGCCACCAGTGATACGGTTAAGCTCGTGCTGTATTCTACCCCACTTCTTGAGTGTGAATGGTCGTACGGTATTGTCTACAAAGTTGCGCTCTATAACTTGAGCTGTGGCAAAGTTTGGAGCTTCATCGATTGCTCGTATGAATGCAGATACGCCGTATACAGAGTCAATTTTGCTGTTTACCTGTTCAAATATTTCCTTGAGTGCAAGATCTTTATTGCTTGTGTTGTACGGTATCCATGTAATACCAGCTTGACCAGCCTTGCCAGTGTTCGGGTCGATAGGTTGGTAGGTGTACACTACATTGTTATTAGCACCAGCGCCCCGGTGTTTCTTTTTGAGGTTAGCTACAATGTCGTCAAACTCTTGTGTTGATGGGGCTGTAATGAGCAATTGTCCAGCAGGTATAGCGCCGTTTTCAAAGAAGCCTCGTTGATAGTCGGCAATGTAGTCATCTATCTTAGTCCAGCGTCGTGCTGCTCGTGATGGTGAATAGCCACCTGAGACGTTATTCGGGTTGACATCATGCAACCTGATATGGGTAATAAACTTGCTTCTCGCCCTTCGTGTAGACCTCGTACTGCGTTTTACCATCAACAACGACTTCAAGTACGTTCTCTAGGAATGTGAAGCCTGCAATGCGCTCTTCAGTTACGCCCTCACTGGCTGGTCTTGTACCTCTGCCATATCGCTCGTGTACCAGTATGTAAACATTGTCGTGTACTAGCGTCATGACTGCCAAGGCGTCTCGGAAGTCCACGCCTGACATATCTAGGTTCGGGCGTGCTAGGCAGTTGATAACATTCGGGTTGGTTTCGTATGGCTTGCCGTTGTCGTCTATGGCGTATGGCTGGAGGGTCATGAAACGGTTGGCAATAGCACGAATACTCGAGTAGCCGTTTTCGTATCTGTCGTTTTGTAGGTGGTCTAGCGTTGCGCCAACAGAGTGCCAGCCTGCACCAAACAAAGATGAGGGGTCGAGTATTGTATTCTGTGCGCGAAAGCTATTTATAACCCTAGAGATGATATTGTTCTTCATTGAACTTCCTGTTAAATTGTCTACCCTTAGTTTAGCAAACAGGTCAGAACTGGGGGGCGGTCCATGGTATCTTGTACCTTGAATACATTTTGGTGACAAAATACCTCATGCTGTCTACGCCGTCATCGTTCTCTTTAATCGGCTGATCGGTTTCTTCTCCGTCTTTACTCAACTTCCAACTATATACTTCTAATTCGTCTATAAGATTCAAGCAAGATTCATTGATAGTGAGGTCGCCTTTGTGTAACCTCGATTTTACATCAGTGATACCATTAAAGACCGAACCCTGCCCTTTTACAGCGCCGTCAATATTGAATGACAGTGATTTATTAAGTGAGATTATAGCCAATGGGTCTTCTGAGTCACCAACTGCTATCGATATATCATGTCCGTCTGTAAGTTCTTTAATCTTCTTCACTCTCTGTTCGTCATCAAGTTTCCTCTCATAAAGTTCTTTATATACATGCACTTGGTCGTCTGGGCCTATGGCATATAAATACGCTGCCAAAGGGTGGTTATACCCAAAGTCTACACTGAACCCCCAAGTTACTGGCGTGAACGGTATATCTTTTATTGCGTCATCTCTATTGAACTCTGTATACACCCTGCCCTGGAGGTCGGTAAACTCAGCAAGGTATTGTTGTGCGAATACCGATGGGCTGATGTCTTTACGCTTTTTGTCTAAATCTTCTTTTACATTCGGGATAGATTCATTGTCATAACTTGTGAAATGGAAGTCTTGCCAGTCGTCTTTAGATTTTGACTCATCAATCAGCTTTTTGAAGTGTCCTTTACCTCTCGGCATTGATGTTAGCCAAGCCTCTCCATGATAATCGAGTAAGGTTGGCTCTATCACATCATCCCACGCTTTCCTGAAGTTCTTGGCTACTGCTACTTCATCGCCATATACTTTGTGATATTTTTTACCAAGCATATTATCGATTGAGTCCCACGAGTATAGCTTTATGCGTGAGCCGTTGTGTAGTCTAATAAGCAGTTCTTGTGAGTTTTTGTATTCTATAAGTTCACCTGCCACTTTAAGATAGTCTTCCCATACAACATCTTTTGCATGACCATATGTTAACCCAATATACGCCAGTGAAAGGTTGGGGTATTTTAACGCCAAGCTTAAAGAGTCAATAATGATAAAAAAAGTCTTGCCAGTTCTTCTGCCACATCTTAATATCTTGAATCTAGCTTGGTTTGTCGCTACTGTTCTCTGCCACTTCAATAGTCTCGGCAGAGTTATTGTCGATTCTGAACTTTGGCTCTTGTCCATAAACACCTTCTATCATTACTATGGGTAGTTGCTTGCCGTCTGAGGTTACATCAAGGTTTTTAACATCATCCATACCGAGCATTGCATATAGTTCACGCCACATTCGCCAGTCCTTATGACCTGCTGATTTCATGCCCTCTACAACCTCATCGATTGCGTCGGTCATTGCTTCACGAAGCTCTGGTTGCCTCATCCAAGTTACAAGCACATTGCGCTCTATGCCAAGTGATTTAGCATAAATAATAGCGCGCGACACCTTACGCTTTTTTACAAAGTCTAGAAAATTGCTGTATTCCCATTTATATCTCGTTATTGGGGCTGGTGGTTTATCTAATGACTGGGGTTTAGTCATATCTTATCTCCATAAGGTTTTGCTTCTGATTGCTCATTTTGACTGTTATTATGTAAGTTTACACTAACGTCAAACAGTGTGTCACTCGGTAGCTTACCTAAATCCAGTATCATAGGGTTGTCTGTCTCTAACACGAGTTTGTATACAATATCATTACTAGCAGCTTTTCTAGCTTGTACTTGTTTTATTTCTGCATTAAAGTCCATTACTTGGCACCTCGTATCACCGGCACCAAACTAAACCTGCCCTTCAATCTTCTGAACAAACTCGGTAAATCGTTTATGTACCCTTGCTCTATGAAGTATATCATCATCTCCAGATTCTCCTCATTATGCCATTCGTCTTGAAATAGATAGAACTCCTGTTTCGGAGTTCGTATCAGTACTTTTTTGAATACATCTTCGTGGGTCACAAGAAACTCTGTATTATCCCTTCCGATGTAAGTCTTGTAATCCACCATGTTGATATAATGGTATTGCTAATTTTGCGAGTTGTCAACAATTATTTATAAGCTGGATATGCGCTAGGGTTTTGGTCGATTGCGGTAATCAGATTACATGCACCCATCTTTGTCACCTCATGGCTATTTGTGGTGTAGACAAGCCTAAGGTATGTCTGTGGGGTAGGGTTTTCATAATCAAGTCCTAGTCTCGTCATGAGTTGTTTAGTACATTCCCAGTTAGTACCATCTGTGAACTTACTGTTTTGTAAGAATGATTGATATATAGCTTCTTGGAACTCTTCTTTATTCCAGTCTGCATAGCTTGCTGGTCTTTCTCGTTTGACTGGAGCTTGTGGCTGGACTTGCTCACCTGCCACTGCTGGCGCCTGCTTTTGGGGTGTAGCTACTTTTGTTGGGGTGACATCTTGTTTCACTTCTGGTTGCGATAAGTCAAATTCTGAAACTTTTTCAGTTTTTATTTCTTGTTTAGTAGTTTGCTTTGGTATGATCTGTGCTGGCTTATCAGCTCGTTGCTTTACTAACATTGTTACTCCTATCGCAACTGTTACTATCACTGGTATTATTATAAACTTCTTCATCATTTATTCCTTTCATAATTATACTATCCGTCACTTGCTGGTGCCACTTCAGGTTCTCTACTGGGGCGTCTAGGTTGATGTGGGTTAGGTGGTCTGATTGTAGGTTATAATGGGTCACTTCTCACCTCCATAATATTCTTCTATAGTGTTATCTGGTTTCATGATTGCTCATATCCTTATTCTCCTATTTCTTAAAAGTTACCTACTCTTAACCTCTGACCATGGCAGACAAGAAAGCCCTCCTGCATACCCCACCCTGTATTGCCAGCACTTCACCTGATACCTGTTGTCATCAAACCTTCTTATTGGGCCATTATTGTCCCAATCACCATTTTGGGTTTTATCACGCCAAGTAGATTGAGCGATGATGCTGGCTGGCACGCTAACCAAAACACCGATTACTATTCCTATTATTAACTTTTTCATGATTTATCTCCTTTTAGTTGCTCTAGTTTCTCTAATTCATCACGCAAAAAATTGTTGTAAGTAAGTTCAGTATCATCTGCCCACTCCTTTAAGCTTGATAGCACAGCAACTCTCCCACGCCCCTCTGCTTGGCGTTCTCTATCTTGGATGTACTCTACAAGCATATCAACATGCTGACTGCCTAAGTAGTTCTGTAGCTGATGACCATCGACTGATAGTGTTGCTATTTCTTCTCTCAGCTCGTTAGATTGATTGTTAACCTACTCCTTATCTTTTGGCACGCTTGATAGTGTTGAATCATCCAACGAGTAATGTTTACGAATGATTGCTTCTTTCATTTCGTGAGTGTTGTGACCAGTATCAAGTTTAGCCATCCGCCACTTGTCGCCTTTTTTATTTACAACTTGCAATCGGTGTTCGGGGTCACGTTTACTGATCCATATTTGACCCTTCTTGATTTTGCTTGATAGTGTTGACATTAGTTTTGCTCCTTCTTGTCGATGAATAGTTGTGTAACGTAGCCACCACCATTAAACACATTTATTTCTGACCTTGTGCCGTCAGGCTCTTCGATAATAAGGTAAGTGTATGTACTACCACCTTCTGTTTTCTCTCTTACTAAATACGTTTTTACAGGTATATACTCTTTACTCATCAGTCTTGCTCAAACTCTGCCAGTAAGACTTCTGTTTTTACCATCTCCCAGTCCTTGTATTTTGCCAGCCAGTTTAAAAACTTTGCCAGTAGATACTTGTCAGGTTCTAATAGGGGTTTCATGATTGAGCCTCA